AATATCTTTCCATTGTTGGACTTGCACAACTGCACCGCGACGCAGTTCACCAGTACGGTGAGCACCACGGTCAAAGTCAAATGAAATAGCTTTGTCCGCAGTAAAGCCCATGGATGTTTTACCTAGACCAGGATCGGCGTATAGGTAAACAATAATTGCTTGAACCAATAATGTTTGGTCTGCAGTAATAATAGGTAGAGCCATTTTTATTATCCTTATCTTGAGCCAGTGAAGCCGCGTTTTTGCTTATATGCATTACGGTCATACGCAGGAATATTTGATTCACGAAGATCGATAGCTAATTTCTTTTTGCGTTGAACGCTGATCTCTTGAGTGAGAACTTCCCAAACTGCTGGGCTATCTTTTTTGAAGTCTTCAACGTTTATAGGCGTCTTAACTTCTTTGATGATTTTGTACAGCACTGTGCCGTTAGCATTTGAAGCAAAAACTTGCCACCCAATGCGTACAGAGTAGAGGCCAGTTTCATCACGGCCTAAATAAGACTTATAACCGTCAGGGTGCTTTTTGAAGTTAGACATGATTAAACCTCCTCGATCCAACGGTTACGATCGATGTAGCCAACCAGTAAAATATTTATGTTTTTGTGGTCGTCACGATTGGTAAAGTCATTGAAAGGTTTACCCCTTAGGTCAGTAACTGACTCAATAGCCAAGTTAGTAATTTCAGCAGTTGTAAAGTCTGAGCCCGTTATGCCGTAGCTATCTTTCACACCTTGAAAATCAAAGCCAACTTTTAGCTTAAATCCATCGATACGTATTACGCCTTCACCTGAGTGTTCACCCGTTTTAGTTGCTGCTAATAATTGATATTCAGAACCAACTACTTGCTTGCTTTCGTAGTTGTAATTAGAAGGAACGCTAGAATTAGCGCTTTGATATTCACAAGAAGTTAAGCCGGCGATTAAAACTAAAGCCGTAACTCCCGTTACTTTGATGTGGTTGAAAGGAATTGCATTTACGTTCATACTTATCTCGCAAAGTTTGCAAAGCACATCGAAAGGTCAGAGAGTCGGTGTGCTTTTTTGTTGTCTGTGAGATAAATATAAGAAAACTTAGTTTTTGAGTCAAGTGAAAATGTAAGAATACTTAAATTTTTTTTAAGATAACTTATGTTTCATGTTTTAATAGACAAAAGAAAACCCACCTTTTGGTGGGTTGTTTAGGGGTGATAAAATTTATATTTCTTCTAAATTATGCTGATTATCAATTCCAGACCAATCTATTAATTCCTCAGAAACTTTATTAATGGATTGTTCTTCAATGAGGTCAATTCCTTCAGAACGCAAGCTCCATTTAAAGTTTCCTATAATATCTTGCCGTTTAACCTTTTCAGATTTACTCATAAGATCCAAGTTATAGTCATCTGGTGATAACATGAAAAGTCTGAAATCACTATTATTTTTAGCATATTTTTTAACAGTTCTTAAGTTTTCTAATGCCTTTAAGCAGTTGATTTCTATAGTTTCAGGTGTGGCATAAACAGTAGAAAAGAGATCTCCAATTTTATTATTTTTTTCAATATTAATAGCTACAGGTAGTCTTCTATAACCAATTGAAGGATCACCTACTAATACAGTTTCATTTTCTGTAAAAATTTCTTTATAAATTTCACCTATTTTTTGCTTAATATAGCTTTTAACTTCTGAATGAAATTTAACAGTCTTTATGGTATGAAATTGTTTTTTATACTTGCTTCTATTTGAATGAGGTAGTGATAGAGGTGCAGCTCGCTCTAGAAGCTCATCAAGAAGATTATTAATAGACTCTCCTTGGATTAACCCACGTTTTTCTAAGATAAGTTGCGAAGAAAAAGAAGATTCATAATTACTATGAAGAAAGTCTTCAAACAACTCAATACATGATTTTATATACCCGACAATTTCACTACCATAAGCACATTCAACTCTACTAAAGTCTTCAATAAATTTTGTATGAACTATTCCATCAAAATTAATTAGTACACCTATAGCTAATTGCTCATTAGTAACCAAATCTGGAGTAAATCTAACTTGTGACCAGGAAGCTTGAATGAGCTTTTCAGTATTAGGATTTTGTACAAATTTTTCTTCAAATTTTTTAAAATTCATAATGTTACCTATTAAGCAACATTGCTATGCGTTGCAGAAAGCCATATGTCGCATTTTGCTTCAATATTTCCAACTTGTACAGCATTTTGGGCAAGTGTGTCATGCAAGATATTGCTTACATTTTGTATAGGATTTGGTGGAATGCCTACATTAATTTTCTCATCACCAAGAAAATCGTTGATTAATTGATGGATCTCTTCTTTAACAGAATTAAAGGCATTTGAATGCTCTTTTTTTGCTTTTTCTAATTCATCTAATAAACTTTCTTTCCAAAATAAACCAGTGAACCTCTGTTTTAGTATATTCATATACATTTTTTGAAAATTTCCATTTATCAATGCGTTTCTCATAATGTCCCATGGTGACCAATTGTCACCATAAAGAATTCCTCCATGGTCTATTAATGTGAAAGTTCTATTTGGAAGTTCCAATAAATTGCCAAGATTACGGTCATCATTTGCTAACCAGTCATCACACATAATAAGATGAGGAAGTTTTTCCCAGTTTTTTAATGACTCAATAATATGTGCGGTCAAATAATCTTTAATTTCAGGAGTTTGAGCCTGATCTAGCTCTAGTCTTCTATTAATGCCATTTGTATTGGTACACACCCATGCATATGTTACACCTCTATATCTATCGACTTCCGATACCTGAGACCATATTTCAGGAGTAGATTCTTCAGATATATTAAATGCAAGAAAGCCAGCTAATTCTGGTTGTGGTAGCCCTAAACCACTTATTAAAAGATACCCAATAGCTTCATTTAATAAAGCTCGTTTCTTATTTTCACCGTAGAATTTTACGTAGGACTCTCGATTAATTCCATCTGACCATGTAAGTTCGGCCACATGAGTCATAAGTCCCATACAACCATCAACAGCCGGTCTTAGATATTTTCTATAATTGCCAAATGGTAAATATTGTAAAATCTGACTCATTCTCACCCCTCTAGAATTAATTCCCGAGCCGTTCTAAAGTACCGTGTCGGGTCACAGTTTCAATTACACAAAAAGCTGAATCCGCTTAAATTTCTTATTAGCCTCAATATGGCTTCTATAAAATTTATCTTTATCTTTTGAATCAATAAATTCTTTGAATGTATTAGATTCAAGAAGTCTATAAATAAACCTTTCTCCTGTTCTGAGCACTACCGTCAATAAGAAATGCTGGTAAAGAACATGGCTAATATTCCGGGAATTAACTTCAATTTTTTCCATATCTCGATTCCCTTTTTTGAAAATATTGTGTTGTGTTCTCATTAATTCATTTTTAACTTTAAATTATAGCTTCATGCTAGGTATTGAAATATTCTTTTTCCTAAGTAAATATAACGTATTAGGTCATAATTTTCTTTAATTAACTTTTGCGAACTCTTCTTTTTGCGCGATATGTATATCTCATTGAATCAATCACTTGTCCAATGAAGTGACAATTTTCATCAATTGGTAAGATGTTTGGATGAAAGTTTGGATTTATTGCCTTGAGATATCGTGAGCCGTCAGATTCAATAACTAACTTCTTGAAAGTCGCATCTTTATCATTTCTAACAACAATGATGTCTCCAGATTGCATATCAGAATAATGAACCGTTGGATCTACAACAATGTAATCTCCTTCAATGAAGTCTGGCTCATTACTTACACCTCGGACTTTTAGGTAAAAACATTTTTCGCAGTCGTCTGGTAATGGAAACCATTCGACAACCTGAGACATATCTACAGATTCAACATTAGTAAAGTTACCTGCTTGAACCCAAGAGAGAACTGGGGCCATACGAGCTTGAACAGGGGCTACATTTGTAGATGCTTGAACAGGAATTTCACCTTTACCTGTCAAGATATATTCAGTTGTAACTCCAAATGCATTAGCCATTGCCTCTAGCGAACCTGCTTTGGGTAAATAACTGTCTTTTTCCCATTCCGTAACAGCAGGCGAACTAACACCTGCAATCTTCGCTAATTGCACTTGAGTTAATTTTTTAGCTCGTCTAAGCGCACGTATGCGTTGACCAATAGTATCTGTATTCATATAAGTTATCTTACATATTGCTTTTATAAGTTTTCTTTGATTAAATACTAAGAAATCTTACTTTTTGGGTGTAGTTATGACTAAAGAAGAAGCATTTAAGTTGCTTGGGGTGAATGGTGTGGAGTTGGCTGGAATGTTAGGTATTGAGCCTTCAGCAGTTTATCAATGGCCAGATCAGAAAATCCCTTTAGCTCGTGAATACCAAATACGTGATTTAGCTGAAGGCAAAGTGCCACTAAAACACAAAGCTGCTGCTGAATAAGGAATTTTTTATGAGCCTTGAAAAAGAAGATCTTCGTTTGAAGATGCTCCCCGACATGATGGAGCGTTTGCGTCTTATTGCTGACGTAAGAGGGAATGATTATGCGTATCAAGCTATTGTCCTTTTAGAAAAAGCGATTATGGGTGAGTACCATGAAGTTAGCTTAATGCTTGAAAGAGCTAATAAAAATAGGAAGAAAAGGGAGAGCTTGGGAATTCTTGGTCGTGTTGGGGTAAACCCTGATTCACATATTTTAGAAATTAAAAAAGCCTGATTTCGTGGATCAGGCTTTTCAATTCATCAATTTAGGAACCAATGAATATGCAAACTAATTTATCAAATCAAACGTCTGAAGGCAACTCACCAGAATTCTTAGTTGGTGATGTGGTTGTGCTTACTGAAGACTGCCGTAATTTCAAATCAAATGATTTGTTTGAGGTTAAAAATAAAACATTGACTAGGTTATGGACTATTAAATCAGAGAATCATTTGATTTTGGTTTCTTCAAAAGAAATCCGCACTGCAACCATCGCAGAACTCAATGCTAAACGCCGTCTAACAAATGCTGAGCAAGCATTAGCGGAGATGTCATGACTATTTCAGAACAACAAAGCCAAAAAAATATCCAATCTTGGCATGAACCAGCATTAAGAACACTATCTGGTTTATTGGAAGTCCGTAAAAAAAATCTATCACGCCAAAATCGGGATGAGAAAAATGCTGCTGTTACTCGTGAAGAATTTATGCAAGCCCTGATAGATCAACATGGCAAACACGGTCTTTATCTCGGTCATGCTGGTCAAATTATCTCAAGTTTATATCGGGCTAAGCGCATTCGATACTTAGGTAGCACTTTCATTCAGATGAATGAAGAGGGGGCTTAATGAGCTTAGACGCATCCATTTGGGCTTTTAAGGCAGAGGTTAAAACCTCCAGTCAAAGACTTGTCTTATTGGCTTTAGCTGATAGAGCGGGTGAGTCCCACAAGTGTTATCCAAGCATTAAACGAATGGTTAAAGATACTCTTCTCAACCGTAAAACGATTATCAAAGTTTTAGATGAACTTGAAGCTCGTTCATTCATTAAATTCACAGGTGAAATCACAGGAAATGGTGTGAAGGTTTACCAGTTAATTGGCGTAATGGGCCGCGAAGAAAATGACTTAACGAGTCCCAAAAAGGGGACTAGTACCAATAACGGAACTAGTTCCAATTTCGGTACTGGTTCCAAAAACGGTACTAGTACCAATAATGGGACCGCAACCAGTCCCAAAAACGGTACCGAGACCAGTCCCAATATTGGGACACAGAACCTGTCAGGGAATCTATCAATAGAATCTAAAAATAAAAAAACATGGTTGAGTTTGAAAAAACTTGGTGAAGAAATTCTTTTGGCAACTGATCAG